AAACATCAAGAACTGGCTCTAAAGCAAAGACATTTATATCCGCCAGCGGTGGACGATAAACAAGGAGAATATGATTTATGGCTAATGAACAAGTTGAACAATCCTCTGACGGGACTCAACTTAATAATGTAGAAGTTGGGACTAATGAAACAGCATCAACTACTTTTCCTTCTGGTCAGGTAGAAGATCCGCAATTCGAAGCAGAGCAACGAGCCTTTAAGACTTATGTGGAAAACACTGGTCAACCTATTCCTGAAAACTTTAAGAGTGTTGAATCATGGTTCTCTAGTCTTAAGGAAGCTCAGGCTAATTACACTAGAGGACAGCAAGAGATTGCTGAACTAAAGCAGCAGTATGCAGCAGAAGGTTCTGCTCCTCCTCCAGAAGAAGCTCCGCCTGTGGAAGCAGCCCCCGCTCCTACTGAAGCCCCTATCACACAAGACAGCCCAGAGCTGCGGATTCAGAAGCAAGTTAAAGAAGAACAAGTTGCATCTGAAGCCGAGGCGGTTGGAGTTACTCAAGAAACCTACGAGGCTTGGGCTATGGAGATGGCCTCGACTGGGGAAATTTCAGAAGAAACTAGAAATGAAATTAGAACTAAGACTGGTTTCACTGAAAAGATGATTGATGATTATGTGTCTGGTCAAAAGGCTAGACTTCGTGAGAACTTTGCTCAGGCTTCCAGCGTAGTTGGAGGACAGCAAAGATTACAACAGATTTTTGATTGGGCTTCACAGTCTCTGACTGCTGAAGAACTACAAACAATAAACATAGGACTGGCTTCGCCATCATATGAGGTGACCCTTCGTGGATTATCATCTATGTATGAACAAGCTACGATTTCTCAGAAGGCTGCTGAGCCTGCGCAAAATCAGCAGCTTACTTCGGTTCCTGCCAGCGAGACTGGTGTGGTTCCGTATAGTACTCAAAGAGAATTCAAGGCTGAAAGAAACGATCCTAGGTTTAATATCGAGCCTTCTTTTAGGCAAAAGGTGGAAGCAAGAATGTCCATGACAGATTGGAATTCTCTTCCGTTCTAGGTTTTTGCGGACCTATGGTAAGTGTCTAAGTTGACCACGCCTCCCCTTTGGATAAAGGGCAAGGTAATGTCAGAGGTGGCATAAGCCGCTAGTGTAGGACTCCTTCGGGAATAATCTAAAGCTAAGAATTAAATCCGCTTTTTTAATTAATAGTTTTAATTTAAGGAGAATATGCAATGGCATATCCAGATTTAAATCCGAACGCGATGACATATCGTGATTCTACACAAGGCGTTGGCGGTCGTACTTCGGCAGCTAACCCGCCCGGTAAACTTTGGCTCCCAATTTGGGCAGGCGAAGTCATTAATGCGTATGATGAATACAACATGTTTGAGCCTCTCGTTACTTCGAGAACAATCGCTAGCGGTACAACCGCCGAGTTCCCCATCACGGGAAGCGTGTCTCTCAAGGCTAGCTGGGATGCTGGTGAAGAGCTGTCTGGTGGTACCTCAACGGCTACCAGCTTCGTGGTTTCGTTGGATAAGCGTCCAATGGCCTCGCACTTCGAGATGGACAATGTTGACCTTATGCTGACTCAGTGGGAGTACAGATCAGAATTGGCTCGTCAGGCTGCTCTGACTCTGGCTAACGCTAGAGATAAGCAGCTTTATTCGTATCTTGTGCGGGCTGCTACGGCAGATCCGTTTGCGAATGATCCTCGTTCTGACATCACTGAGGCTAAGCTTGACACCATGTGTTATGGTGAGCACTTAACCAGTGGTGGTGCTACGACGAGAAAGTTTGAAGCATGGGGAGACGCAGCTTCTTCTCAGGCAGATCGCTCAACTGGTGCTCTGTCAGCTCTTGAAGCAATCGAGAAGTTTATTGTCGATCTTCAGGAACTTCATATTCCGTATGGTAGTCTGTACATGGCTTGCTCACCGCAGGCATTTATGGACATCAGAGCACTTGGTATCGCTCGTACTGCTTCGGCAGCCGAAGATTCCCAGCCAATGTTCGGTGGCGTTGCTGCCGCAGGTGGCCTCGGTGCTCCGTACAGTCAGGGTCTTGGTCAGCTCCATGATACTCTTGAGTACATGGGTTGTACTATCATCAAGAGCAATCACGTCCTTACTGCTAACGCTTCTGCTGCCGATCTTGGCGAAGCTAAGTATGCTCAGGACTTTGGTGATGCGAAGATCCGTGCCGTCATGTGGCTTCCAGAAGCAGTTGCTGCTCTGAAGCTTCAGGGACTGAAGGTTGATACGGTGGATGATGTCCGTCGTAACACGACCTTTACCGTCGCTAGCATGATGGGCGGTACTGGTGTTCTCCGTCCAGAGTGTGCTGCTGTCATTCATGGCAGAGCCATGAGTAAGGATGGCGGCTCCGGTGAATTGGCTCAGGAAAGAGGCGCTCTCCGTGGTGCATCCTACCTGAACACCCCCGCTGAGGGATTAGGTGGAACCACCTGATAGTCAGTAGCCTTCCCCCTCCCTAGGTCTTAACGGGCCTAGGGAGGTTTTACCCTTAACCATAGGAGAGATAGATATGCCTTATGAGATGTATAAAGACGCGGTAGCAGTCACTCCCCATGACTCTAACGATCAGACCAATCTGCCTTGTGATGGTCTATATATTGGTGGTACTGGGGATGTTAATGTTATTACAAGAGAAGGCACGACAGTGCTTTTCAAAGCCGTTCCTGTAGGTACCACAATTCCTATTGGTGTTAAACGAGTTAAGGGAACTAATACCGATGCTACTCATATTGTAGCGTTAACAGTTGGACCTAGCTATTCTTGAGTATAGAGGAGGACTACCATGGGTATGATATCTAAGCTTGATGCTATTAATCACATGCTTTTGATGGCAGGTGAATCCACGGTAGATAACCTCGATGATCTCGGTGGTATCGATACCGGCGTTTGTCAGGGTGTCCTTGACAGAATGCTTACAGATTACCAGTTCCGTGGTCTAGCTAATAATACATACAACAAGAAATACAGACTGGACGCAACAGGTCAAATTCAATTAGGGTCCAATGTCCTTTCTGCGGAATTAGTATCAGATCATAATAATGATGATGGATATAGAATCCTAGGTGTAGCAAGATCTAGCGGCTCAACCCAATACTTGTTTAACGTCACTGACCAAACAGATCTTTGGGAAGAAAACAAAGATTACTGGGTAGAAATGGTTGTGAAGGTTGTGTGGGAAGATATGGATACTGTAGTACAGAGGGCTATCATGGCTCAGGCTGCTCGTCAATATCAAATGATTGTCCAAGGAGATGTGCAATCGGATCGGTATCTACAAGAGCTTGAGGTTTTGTATACAGCTAAGGGTAAGAATGCAGATGTAGATGATAAGAGAAGAACAATCTTTGGGTCTGGTACCCCAAAACTAAGAGCAATTCATAATAGAGCAAGTGGCTATAACGATCCGGACAGGTTTAGATATTGGAGGACCAGTGACAATGGCTAGGGCATCGAGAGCACAATCATATTTTCCAGTAAAAATACCCATCTTTACCCTTAGTGGTGGTGTTGGTCGGCAGATCCCATCGAAGAGGCTGCCTACTGAGTGTGACGCTTTGACTAACTTTTTCTGCACCACCCAATCTTCTTTAGATAAGAGAAATGGTACAGAGTTTGTTTCAGGTATTGGAAGTTTAAGCCAGCTTGACCCGTCCGGCGGCTTGGACCAAGTATACTTTAGTTGGTTAACAGTGGATGCTAAAACTAGTATCTTGTTGGTAATTGATACTGGTATGGCAGTAACGTATACAGACTATGATCAGCCGCCTGATGGTTATGATCCCAGTGAACCATCTTTCACGGTCCCTGCTAATGCTTTTAGGGCTTATAAATTTGTAGAAACTGATGATCTAACACAAGAAGATAATATTGGTTCTGTCGATGTGACTATAATTCCAACAGCCTCTTTGGATGATTATACCAGTAATATGGACTGGAAGACATACGAATATCTCCAGTACGGGGGTGCTTATAACTACGGTACGCTTAATCCCAACCCAATTCCAGCTAGGGAAAGATTGGA